GGCCATTGAGTAAGTTCGTCAAATCCAATCCAGTTAAAAGCGTGTCCTTGGTATCGTGTGACATCGGTATCTTTATCCAGATACGACATCCACAGTCTTCCACCTTTAGGAGAAGTCCACTGTGACTTACGCTCTGACCACTTGATTCCTGGTACTGCACGTGGATATAACTCCTGTGACTTTTGTATTAGTTCCCTTAGTTCCTCAGTTGTGTGTCGCACAAGGAGTCCAGAGAAGTTAGGATCGTTCAGGCCGTGTAATGGATCTGCTAACATAGCATATGATTTACCACCACCTGCTGCCCCTCCATACAGAACTTCTCTTTCAGAAGAACTCAAGAAGGAGGTCTGTGGACCTTCATTCGGTTTGAATACGACTTCTTGTGCTTCTTCAACGTCATAGTCAGTTGCTACTACCTGCGCTGGGATAGGTTCGTTCTGGGGGGCTTCTATCTCCGCTGGCTTCTGAGTATGCACCGACTCCTTGTGTTTCGAGTTTTTCGATTTCCGCAAGCGTTTCTTCGAGCCACCTGGCAAGCTTACGTTTAGTGATAGATGCTTTTCTACGTCTTTGCTCAACTTCTATTCTCTTCTTTAGACCCATGTGTGATATGTAGCGGTCTGCTTCTTTACTCAACCATTGTGCTACTGCTCTGTAACTATACTGCTTGAGGTGTCGTTTTGCAAGCTCTAATGCATCTAACTCATGTTCTATAGGTACAAGTAATCTATCATTGTCAGGATCTAGTTCATAACCAAACGGTATCTTCTTAGTTAGCCTGACAATCTTGTGCCATTGTTTGTTGTGTATCTTAGGCGGTTTGGGTAATTGCCAAAAGCCTAACTCTCTTTGTGGTATTATTCGTTTGTACCTTCTTTTGGTGGTAGGTAGAAGATGCCACCACCGCTAGTAACATCTACTTTATCTACCTTACCAAGTCCTGCTCTGTCAAGCAAGTCTTTTGCTGCAACCATCTTTTCTTTGATGCCTAGCTCTGTCGGATCATATAACGCACCAACCATAGCCATAGCAGCTTTAGGTGCAGTACGTGCAAAATATGTACGAGTCTTCTCACCAATCTCATCTTTTAAAGATTCAACAATCGCTGCAGTGTTGCTGTTATCACCGTAACCTGCCAACTTCTTAGCAGCGACAACGTCACCGCCAGCTTCATCAAATAATACATCTAAGAATCTTTGCTGCTTATCCGTTAGATTCCTTGCCATATATTGCATTCCTTATTTGTGATCTACCAAGTCCTAGATCGTTTAGTTGTCTGTCGTCCAACATGTGTAGCATTCTAAAGTCTGCACGTTTTTGTTGTCTGACTACGTGGGCTTTCCACATCCTTCTTAGTAAGTTTTTCATAGCACTATCTCCTTTGTTTGTGTGCGGAGATAGTTATACTCAAATATAGGTCAAGTAGTAGTACCTATTATTGCATATCCGTTATGTCGGTTGGAAGTGTTCCTCACCTGATAGTATTACATGAAAGTCAGAACTGCTATCTTCAAAGCCTACAATCTTGTCACCTGAAGATAATGCAAGGTATGCACCACCCTCTACAACTTCTTCAATACCGTTACCTGCTACACTGTGTTCATCAATTATAAAGTGATACGTAGTAGTAGCTGCTTCATACCACTGTAAGCTGTACTTCTTTGTACTAGATGCTCCACTGGATACGTGCATAAAAGTAATTAAACTGACAAAGTTATTAGGACAAGTGTATATAACATCACCACTTGCCCCACCTGCTGTAGCAGATAAGTCTTTAGCTTTTGTAAAATATTTAGCAGTATCTGAAAAGGCCATTTATTATTTAATACCCTTCATAGGTCTTGATGGTCCTGCCAAGAATCCACCTCTAGCGTAACCTTTTTTCTTCATCTGCATACCACCTTTAGCATACCCTTTTTTAACCATGCCACCTTTGGACAGGTAACCCATTTTGTTTCTGACAGGTTTAGGTAATTTCTTCAAACCTTTTTGATCAGCAGTAGGTGCTTTCATGCCACCTGCAGCGTAACCTTTCTTTTTCATACCGCCTTTAGCGTAGCCTTTTTTCATCATGCCACCCATTGCGTAGCCTTTTTTCTTCATCATTGTTCTTCGTCCTCGCTGTAAAGATTGTTGAAAACTCGTTGCGTATCCCATACATAGTCTACGTTTTCTTTAGAGTTAAACATATGTTGATTCGGTTTAAAGTCTGGCGCACCTTGCCCAGTTTCAAACCAAGCTGGGTGAGTTACTCTCACTCTGTTATTGGGTAACGCAACCATGTTACCAGTGTATTCTCCTGCATCTAGTAGTTCTAATACATGAGACTGTTTGTGCTGCGCTGGGTCATCAGCGACTTCGTTATCTGTGTAGTCTACGGTAAAGTAGTATTTGGCTGGGTAGAACTCTCCGTCTATTTTGGCTATCCAAGGCGCTGGGCTTGCTCTCTCTAGTTTATATACAGAGTGTGTATGTGACATACAATCCCAGGGCTGTGCTAAATATGGTGGTAACTCTTCAGGCCATTGCTCTAAGGGTGTATCAGCTACTAGTGCGGTCAAAGGCATTCTAGCCCACATAGCACCACCATGTACATTTTCTGAGTCATCTAAGTCTGATTCACATCCTGTGAAGATTACTTGGAAGCTCAGTGTTCTGTTAGGCATTGTAGTAACGCCAATAACCATAGCGTGTAGAAAGTCGCCATGATACTCTTCTAGATTCTTAGTGTATTCTCTACGTACCCATGCTTTGAAGTACGGTATGCTGCTTTGGAGAAATGACATATGTTATCCTTTTCATTATGTTCTTTTCCTCCCTGATGCTGTTGTAGACCATTTTACCATCTTAGGTCCAGTCTTTTTTGCAGCTTCTTTCTTACTTATTTTACCTGCTACAGCTTTTGGCCTACAGGCTGGGTAAGGTCTACCCTTATCATCTTTACCAGATCGTCCACACTTCTTGCCCGTCTTTACATCAGTCCAGTCTTCAGCAAACCATTTACCTAGACCACCTTTAGCAAAGCCCCTACGACTAGGCAGTACGTGACTTGACTTTGTTCTTTGATGAGCCACTGTATTTACCTCCACGTGCTTTGTACGTCTTAACTAGCCAAGCACTCGCATATGCGCTGGGCCATGTCTTAAACTTTCTTTTAGCTTCTGCTTTTACTCTAGAGTATAGAGCTTTGTTTGTAGGTGTTGCCATTATATCACCATTTTGTTCTATTTGCCCAGTAAGCCGCACTAGTCTTACCTTTAGCAATATTTTTTGCATGGCGTGACTTAAAAGACTTACGTTTCTTTTTCATCTTATCAGACTCACCTGCTTTAGGTTTACCTGCGGTACTAGCACCCTGCTCACCAAAACGTATAGTAAGAGGATCTCCATTTGGCTTTGTAGTTACAACTATATGTGACTTCTTGGCGTGGTCAGGTGTGCGCTTTGGTTTGTTGATACCAGAAACGCCAGCACGTTTTACGGCTGCTTTACGTTTCTCTGCCTGAGTCATTGCCATTATCGTTTACCTTTCGAGTAAGCCTGTCCACCATAGAATGCTGCAACTATAGCAGCTACTGATACAAAGTAAACACTTGCCATGCTGCCTAGTATCTTTGCTGCTTCACTTAGTCCTAGCCCTACAGCCAGTACAACTGATAGTGGGTATAGTAACATACCTGCCAGCGCAAACCAAGCCATATTTCTTTGAGCGTCTTCTTTTTTGTCTTCATTTTCAAAACGAACTCTACGCTCGTACATAGCCATTTCTTCTTCAGTGACTACGCCATCTCCGTCTGTGTCTGCTGCTTCCCAGCTACTACCTGCCTCTAGTTTTGTCATAGAGGGTTTTCAACCAAGCTATCATACGCTTTCCAAATGTCGTCAATCTCTGTTTGAATAACATCTAACTTGTCACCTATAGTATCCGTTATTGTAGTAGCTTTGTCAACCTGTGATCTTAGATCAAGTAAAACTTTTTGCTGTTCTAGTATTTGCTGCATATTAGTGGATAGCTGTGCGAGTCTAGTATTCAGTCCACGTACATCATTATCTACTACTGCTTGCTCTACTGCTTGTATTCTACTTGTTGCTGTAGCTTCTAGTTCAGTTATCTGCTGGGTTAATCGTTGCATCTTAGCAACTATGTCATCGTTTAGGGTTGCTTCGGCTTCTTGTAG